TGGATTCAAAAGGTCAACCGGTAGTTCCCTCGCCAACATTGACTTGGCTGAATTAACAGAAACATTCGGCAACTTGACGACGCGAAAGAACGGATGATTGCCGTGCGGGTTGCCGGGTACGATCTGCCCGAGTTCTCCCGCGCCCCACGGATGACCATCATCGACAGCCACGATAACGTCTCCTTGCTTCGGTGCAACACTGTCAAGCAGAAGGTCGCCTGTCGTGCTGCGATCATGCACGCACAAAAGGATTTCAGCCATAAGCGTCATTCCACCCATTGTATTCATCGACAACCGCACCGTTGTCCGGATCGCGATGGCTGTAGATGCAATGATACTGACCCGGCCCTTCGAGCAATTTGAAGCCGTGGCGACATTCAGCTTCGATACCAAGCCACGTACCCGCCTTCACAGTGCGGCGGTCAGTTTCAACCCAAAGCGGCTCACCAGCATCGTCTTTTTGCTGGATACCATCGCTGTCCGTCACGCGGCGCAAGCGCCACACCCCCCACGCCCCCGTCGGGAAATAAGTAACGTGACTGAAGTTGTGCGTGTGCCCCTCAACAACGTAGCCGGTTTGCTGAAGCCCGCTTTCGCGGATGAATATGTTTCCAAAGACACGTTCCATCGCGCTCTCCAAGAAAAAAGGCCCGCACATTTCTGCACGGGCCTCCAATCACTGAACATTCAGCTAGGAAGCCTGTGCCTTCATGCGCTCGCGGTACTGAATATCATAGTTTCGCTTCTCTGCTTTGTGGGCAAGGTTGTACTCGCGTTGCGCCGCCAGCCGTGCCGTTCGATTTGCCGCGTGGCTCTCTGCGGCGCGCACACGGCGCGCCTCGCGCTGCTCGGGCGTCTCGCGCGCATAGATAGCTTTGACCCGAAGGGCGTTGCAGGCCCGGCAGATCCGTTCGCTTTTCTTGCTGCGGTAGGTGTTGGCCTCGGTGTATTCGTGGCCATGAGGGCAGTGGGTGATCGTGGCAGCTTGTGCTCGGATGCCCGCAGCAATCTTTGCGCGTAACTCCGGCGAAGAATGTCTTTTAATATCCGTAACGCAGTTAAGATCTGGTTCGAGAAGATCGATGTAATGCTGTTCACGCGCTTCAAGCTCGTCACGACCGCACTCTTCAAGAACAGAAAAAACAAAGACTTCGGCGCCATATTTAGCCCAAGCCCGTTGGAGATGAACACCAGTGTGTTTCCCCCGTCGTAGCCTAGATCTGTGTTGGCTCCAGCGAACATAGATTTGTTTGCTGGAGCCGACATAGCACTTCCCCGTCGTTCGACACTGAATCTGGTAGATACCGCACTTTTCACTCTTCATTCAGAACAAATAGCAGCAGCATCAAGCAGATACCATAGGAAACCTTTCCTTCAATAAAATTCATAAACAAGGTGGCTTGACACCGTGCCCGTGCCGCTGCCGGTGTTATTTGACAGCGTGTAGTCTTGGTTGGCGCCTGCGCCGATGCTCCACCATTCCTCGCCCGGTGCCGCCACCCAGCGCACGATGCCGCCAAAGGCGTTCATGGCAAGATTGAGACGCGCCAAGGTTGTGGCGTTGCTTGGTGTCGGCTGGTTGGTGACGTAGGCCACCGCCGCTGTCGGGATCGTCGTGACCGCCGCCGCGAAGGTGTTCATCGGACCATCCGAGTTGGGTGTCGCCAAGGCCGACGCACCGCCCGTTCCCGCCGTGACCGTGCGCCGAACCTGAAGGTTCTGCACCGCTGACGAGGTTGAGAGACCACCAACATACACTTCCATGAGGGTGGCAAGCTGCGAGGCGGCAATGGCCAGCGACATGTACTGGGCGGTCGTGAGCAGCGAGTTGTCGGCTACGCCGGTGCCCGTGGTCCACGCATTTACTGCAAAAGATCTCTTTGACATTTAGTCTCTCCTAAAAACGAGGGGGTGGTGTTCCAACAGCACTCGGCTGCGTGAACTTCGGTAGAACGAACTTGTCGCTGAAAAGCCGATCGGCACGCCGATTGGCATCGTTGCACTCGCCCGTTAGTTTCATTTCCAGCGCACAGCCCTGACAGATAAAATGATCGCAGCGGCGACAATAGCCTTCATCGCGTGTCGGCGTAAGTGGCCCACGCAAAATAGCGACCGCGCCTTTGCAGTGCTTGCACGTCTTGGTCTCGAACTCTTCTTTTTTCCCTTCGGGAACGAACGGAACATCATGGCCGAGCGCACGCAATCGCAGCACATCAGCCAGCGTGATGCCGGGAGACGCACTGTGATCGACCATAAGCGCGCCTTGCTGCTTGGCCATCAGTCCATCTCCTCCTGCATTTCGGATTCAACAGCTATCTTCTGCAACTGAATCTCCACACGGCAACAGGAACCGCCCTCAACCTCGTTGGAGCTGATACTGGTAACGACACCAAAAGCGCGAAGATCAATCATGTCGCCGATCTCTTTGGGCGGCGGCAGTTTGAGCTTTTTCAATTCTTTTTCGGTCAGCGAGATGCGCAAACCGTACGGATAGTCCGGCTTTGACGGCATAGGGATAGGCTGGATCGCGTCGAGTTTATCCTCGTCGTCCAGCTCCATATCCACAAGTTGCGTCCAGCTCATAACGTATCCCTATGCCGGAAGAGCAGCTGCTACTGGCGCGCCAGCAGGCGGCGGTGCCGCTGCCGGTCCTGCGCCACCCTCAACAGGCGCAGCAGGTTCTGCCGCCGCTTCTTGAGCTTGCATCTCTTCCATCGCCTTCAATTCTGCCTCGTGCCGCGCGCCCATCTTGCGATGATCCTCGCGATGGCTGCCATGAAGATCCATGCGCTCTTTCTCGTGGCGCTTTCGCGCCCCGACGCGCGCCTCTTCATGCCGGTGCTTCATGCTCTTGGGCGGATCGCCTTCAGCCTTCGCTTCGGCCTTTGACTCGCCAGCTTCTTCTTTCTTGGACCCTTCCTTGGGCTTGCTCTTGCCGTAAAGCGCTTTGCGACGGCTATCACCATCGCGTTTCTTCTCGTCCGGTTTTTCCTTGTCAGCCATTGGCTACGCTTTCCTTTTTACGATCGTAGAGAACAGCGCCCCGCGATTTCCGCGTAACTGTCGCGTCACCGAGCTTGGTGCTCTTATCCATCGCGATCTCTTCCTTCGCTGCCGTGCGATCTTGCGTGTCTTTCGGCGCTTCCATAGCTGTGCCCTTGCTGATCCAACCCTTCTGAGCTGATCCACGTCTGGCTTCGTCCAACATATTCAAACTCGCCATCACTGCCTGCTCCGATAGAGCGCCTTCTGGCGTTTCGTTCTTTTCTCCGGCAACTTGCCGCCTTGGTCCGCTTTCGCGAATTCCTTACCTACGGCCTGCGATACGCCGCCGACGCCGCCCTTCTTACTCGCAGCGGCCCACATAAGGCGTCGCTGCGCTTGTGACTTCATCGGCATCAGCCGATGATCAGGTACGAATAGATCGACGTATCCCCCGCCGTTCCAAAAATCGTAAATCCGGTGCCCGGTGTGATCGTGGCGATGTGCGGAAACACGCCCACCGTACCGCCGACCGTCTGCAGCGTGATGATGATGCTGGACGACGCCGTCACTGCAGCGTTGGCGACCGTGACCGGCGTGGTTTCGTTCAAGGTCAGCGTACCGTACGTTAGCGCCAACCCTTTGGTGGGGACACTCCCCGCGCCTGCGGGAACGAAAGGAACAACACTGCCCGAGACGAGTAGTGAACCAGCTGAACCTGCCATATTTTTTCTCCTTAACCGATGATCATGTAGTTGTAGACGGACGTGTCAGCCGCCGTACCGGCAATCGTGAACCCGGTGCCCGGCGTGATAGTTTGAATAGCCGGAATAGCACCAACCGCGCCACCAACAGTTTTCAACGTAACTATGATAGCCGAAGCAGCAGTCACGCGGCTGTCCGTCACGGTAACCGCTGCCGCTCCGTTCGCCGTGAACGTGCCACTGGTCGTTGCTGGCGCCGCTGCTTGCTCGATACCAACTATCGTGATCGTGGCTGCTGCGGTAAAAGTGACGAGGAACCGCGCGCTCGTGCCACCGGGCACAACCGTGATGCCGGAAACAGACGCTCCAGCTCCAGCTGCAAGGGTGGCGTTGGCGTTCGTATTGTTTTGGTACGTCCACTCCCACGACTGACCAATGCGCGCGTTGGGCTGGGCCGCGATGATGGCGACAGCTGTATCCGTTGTGTCAGTAAACGCCGTGTTGGCCTGCGCGCCGCCACGTGCCGTCACACCGCCAGCAATGCCCGCACCCGTAATTGTGCCCGCGCCGACCGTAGTAAGCGCCGTAGCGACCTCCAGCGTGCCCGTGCTCAACGGCCCGGTTTCGACGTGCAGAATAGTGACCGCCGTCAACGAAGTCAGCGTCACCAAGTACAGGCCCGCCGAATTGGGCGGGATGATATTGCTCGACCCGGACAGCGTAACACCCGCGCCAGCAGCCAAGGTCTGCGCAAACGCTACAGTATTCTTGATGTGCAGAAGGAAGCTCTGTCCAACGAACGCATTGGCAATAGCGGCAACGATGAGTGCCGCCGTGTCCGTCGTGTCGGTGTAGGCTGCAGTCGAGCCTGAACGCGTGATAAGCCCACCTGCGATCGCGGCGCCTGTCAGCGTACCCGCGCCAACCGTCGTGATCGCCGTGTTGATGGTCTGCTCACCCGCGCCGCCGCCAGAACCGAGATTGGCAATAGTTTGCACGGATACCACAGCAGACTGTGGACCGTTGGTCGCAACCGCCACCATCTCCGCGCCGGTAAGGGTGCTCAGAACATTCGCGCCGGGGATTTTAGGAGCCATAACCTGATTTCCTTACGTGAAGAGACCAAGAGCAATTGCTGTTACATTTGCAAGAGTGATAACCGTCCAGCCACCGCTCTGGCTCACTGCGTTAAGCGGAACAAAGAAAGGCGTCAGATCCACCAACGCGGTGACCGCGCCCCCGGCAAAAATAGTAATCGCACCACCCGAACCGTCTTTTATGGTCACCGCCCCTGCTGCCACGGTGCCGGGAACGATAAGCACTCCAACCAGAACATTACCGATGGCGCCGGTAGCACTGAGCGCCTGTGTGGTTGACGCTGCTACCGTCACATAGTCCGTGGGCTGCATGGCCCTCTGGAATAGCGCAGATTTCAGCGTCATCTAGCACCCACCCGCCCCTATGCGATCTGCCGTGCGGGTTCGGCATTCGTGCCGAGCACGTGCGTTTCGATCACATCACCGGATTGTCTGCGGCCAAGCTTGGTCACTCCCGCATTGCGCGGCTTGGCGACCTGTGGTGCTTCGTTCACGTCGGAACGATGCAGAACTTTCAATCCGCTGGACGAACGGTCAGCGCTCTTTTCGATCGGGCGGTTAACCAGCGGTGTTGCGCCGCCAATAGAGTCCATAAATGCGGTGAAAATCTTCTTCGCCGCATCGTTGGTTGGTGTCATCCCTTCGCTGGGAACGCCCGCCCACTCGATCTTGGTATGCCGAAGGATGTGATCGCGATCGGTATAGGTCGGTGGAACAAGTTCTTCCGACAAGTAAACAGCGCGACTGAGCTCATATTCCGGCACGATATCCTGCGCGCGGCAATTGAGGATCAGCTCCTCCATCAAATCACGTGCAAGGCGGCGCCGTTCCATAACTTCCGGCGAGATGCGTTTGCGGTTCGAACCCTGATCAGCGACCTCACCGATAGCCAGCGCCAATTTGCGCATAGTCGACATATCGTCGGGCTGCTCTGCCGTCGCTTTGGCAACCGCCTCTGCGATGACTTTTTGCACCTCTGGCGATTGCAGTGCGACCACCGGGCTGACGCTCTTGGTCTTGGCGCCCTTGGGGCGCCCACCCTTGTTGATGGGCGCCGATACGATAACGGACTCGGGCTCCATCAATGCACCACGAAGTTGGATACAGCGTTTTTGTTCGCGAGATCGTCCCGAACAACAACCGGATAAGCGAACTTGATCGTGCCCGCAGTGAAGGTTGTCGCCGCAAGAACAGCGAAATTCAAGCGCAAGAAACGCGGGTTCAAATTATCAGGGAACGTCGGTGGGAGATCAGCCCTGAAAATAACCGTGTCAGCAAGCAGCTGCGCTGCCGTATAGGCCGGACTCTGCAAGATGGTTTTCCAAGACGATGGCGTGAAACCGGGTGTGCCCGCATCTATCGATGCTTGGTATTGCACGGTCAACGTAGCCGCAGACCCGGTGAGGAAGGTCGTACCGACAACGATATTAAATGTTGGAACAGGCATGCCGCCACCAACACCGGGATCTTGTCCGAAGACAGTGGCCGTGCCGATGATATTGGCTGGAGCTGTGCCAACGCCGCTACCCAGCAGATCGATGATCTGCGAGGGGATGGCCACGCCCGCGCCCGCCACACAAGACAGCGGCGTGCCGAACGGAACGAAAGCCAAGCTGGAGTCGATGCGCATGGGGGTTTCCTCTAGACGACGCGGGCTTCGGTGGTGAGCAATTGGTCAACAATGCGGATCGGGATGAAGCGATACGCATCGCAAGGCTTGCCTGCATAGTCGTTGACATTGAGCAGGACATTGCGATCGCGGATCATCTGAACATCCATCCAGTGACGACCAGTACGATTGGTGTAAATGCACGGACGGATGCCGGGCGACGGTTCGGTCGGCGCATCGGTCTTGGTGATGCCGCTCATACCTTTGCCAAGTGTCGGCGGCAGGTACATCAGCTGCGCGAAACCGGCAAAAATGTCGTAGGCGTTTACACCCGCTAGGCCCGCAGTCGTCACGTCGACGTTGGCGATGCGCGCGGCATAGCGCCAGTCCATCGGGCAGAGCCCGGCTTGCTGGCGGAACCACGAGGTGTAAGCCTCGAAACGGTTGCCGAGACTGTCAAAACCGGGAACCGTGTCGCCCTTGTCTTCCATGGCGAGACCCGCCTTGGAACCGCGCGGGTAGATGTTGAAAATCGTGCGTTCGCCATGGCAGATCAGCCAAAACGAAAGGTTGCTGGAACCAGTGCCGCCAGCATCGATCACGTTAACAGCGTTTTGCGCGTTGGCCGTCGACACCGTGTTGTAGAACGGTGAGAGCCCCATGAACTGCGCGGGATTGGTTACCGTGTTGCCGTAAAACTGGGTCTGAACCATCGTCTGGCTCATGCCTTCGAGAAAGGCCGCGTCTTCTGATTCGCGATAACGATCAACATCGCCGGAGTCTTCAGCCTGCATGCGATCAATTTGCGAATAATCTTCCAGCGAACCGACCGAGACGGTGGCCTGCGCTGTCGTGCTCTTCGCATAAGGAACGCCTTGCAGATATTGGCGCCACGAACCGGCGGGAATGGACGTGCGGAAAGTGAACTTATGCCCGCCAATCTCGTTCGCTTCGATCCACACGGCGTCGTCAAAATAGTCGTTCGCCTGTGAGAGCATCTCCGCGATGTAGTCGAGCTTGCCGTAGGGGTCCATGCGACGGGCGAGGTCGAGGAGCGTAAGCCACTGGCCGGTTGCCATTATCAATCTCCGTCATGAGGACACAAATATCGCGCGCACGTTGAGAGCGCGATTTGACAAAATGCAAACGGATGTTCAATGTTGGTGCGCTATCGAACCGAGACAGCAAACCTTGTCAGAAACCTGTGAGCCGAAAGTTCGACTGACAATCGGGCTGAACAGCCGCACCGAAATCATCATCAGCGCCGAAGCCAAGCGCCAAGGCATCACCTTCGCCGATCAAGTGCGGCGCATCACTGATGCGTGGGCCGATACGATCGCGCAAAAACAGCAACGCGAGAAAATTCTCGTGCTGGATCGCGATCGCGGCGAACTACGACAGGCGCGTTGACTTATAAGTCAACTTTCCCGGTTCGAGTGGCTCGTCGGGTGCGTGTACAACGATTGCCGCAAATTGCCGCGCGTGTTCGGCTTGCGTCCAATATCCGGCGGTGGTTTGAACGGCAACTGCGGCGCAGCAGGCTCATCGAAACGC